CTGAGTTAGAGGAGCAACTTATAAATGACATTTCCTAGAGATTATACTGAACAAGAAATGAAGGTAGCAGAAGTTCTAGATACAACAGGACTTAGATATGAAACTCAAGCTCCATTTGGTAAATATACTGTAGACTTCTATATAGCAGAAATAGATACAGTTGTTGAGGCAGATGGAGTCATGGGGCATTTAAGAAAAAAAGATAGGCAAAGAGATGCAGATTTAAAAGAAATGGGTGTAGAACATATTATTCATATTAGGTCAACTACTAAAAGTAACATCAAGGAGGAAGTATGGCAGGCATTAAACAGCTTGGAAAAAAAGCAAACGTAAGAGGTGTACAAGATAGATGGTTATTAAAAGCTATAGATCAACATCTTACTAAAAAGCAAAACCCTCCAAGAAAAGGTGTATTCTTTCCATCATCAGTTTCTAATCCTTGTGATAGATTTGTATTCATGGCATATAATGGACTACTAGAATCTTCTACAATAGATGGCACTTTGGCTAGAATATTTGATAATGGTGGATTTCTAGAAGAACGAATAAATAAATACTTTACAAGCATGGGTATATTAGAAGGTAGAGAGATATCTTTAAAAAGCACTATGCCACCAATATCAGGTCGTATGGACTTTTTAATTAGACATGAAAAATATGGGCAAGTGCCTGTAGAATTAAAATCTATAAATGCTAGAGGGTTTGAGAATTTAAAAGAAGCGAAGCCTGAACATATTCTACAATTACATACTTACATGAACTTATGGAATGATGCTCACAAATCAACACCTGTAACACATGGAATTGTATTGTATGAAAATAAGAATGATCAAAAATTAAAAGCATTTTTACAAGAACTTAGTCCCAAAATTTGGGATGACATATTAACTAGACTACTTAATATTATGGGGATGACAACCATACCTGAGAAATGTACAGGAGATAAGTGGTGTAAATGTAAGGAGGTTTAATGGAAGACGAGAAATGGACTCCAATAAAAGCTCTAGGAAGAGCTAGAAAATCGATTAGTGAATTAGCTATTAATGAATTAGTAATTGACAAATCTGATAAACCTGAATTAATGTTTTCACAAGTATACAACGCTAACAATGAAAAGTTAGAAGAATTTTTAGTGATGTATAGTGGATACAAAGCATATTTAGAAACGGAGATTGCAAAAAGAGAATCAGAAAGAAATGCTTTAGAAGCAGCTTTTGAAGAAGGTTACTCTAAAGCGATGTATACTTTGTATCAAGAAAGAGAGAATGAAGGTAAAAAGAAACCTGTAAAGGATGAAATTAGAGGTGAGATCTTTAGTAAATATCCGGGACTTGAAAACAGGAGAAAAGAAATAATAGAGAAAGAGATAGCTGTAAAAGAACTATCAGGACTATTGAATACATATACAACTGCATATAATACTATAAGTAGAATTGTAGCCTTACGAACATATGGAGGTGAGAAATGATACTCGGATTAGATTGTTCATCAAGAGCAATACATGGTGCTGTTGTAGATGAAAATGAAAACTTAGTAATGCAATTTAGGACAGAGAAACCTAACAACAAAGATGAATTTAATACTAGATTCTTAAATATTGTTGATAATTTTGCAAAGATATTAAGTAAAATAAATATAGAAAAGGCTTTTGTAGAAGCTGCAATTTATATACAAAACCCAAAATCCACAATTGAAATAGCTAGGGTTGTAGGTGGCGTTCAAATAACATGCCATAAAAATCGCGTACCTTGTCAATTAGTAGATAATACAAAGTGGAAAAAAGAAATAGTAGGTAAAGGCAACTGCTCTAAAACACAAATTATGGAATTTGCTGTAGATAAATGGGGGGATGTCTTTTTAGAACAAGATTATGCTGATGCAGCTTGTATTGCATTATATGGATTAAAGGAGAGTAAAGATGGGAATTCCTAGAGGATATAAGAAAACTAGCGATGATATGAAATTTTATTATTCATCACCTAGAAAGCAGAAGAAAACTAAACCTAAAGACAGTCTACCTAAAGGCATGACTGCAAAAGAATTTAAAGAGAAATACGCCAAAGTAGTTTGGTGTGATTATTATGCTTGTATACATAACGAATCACCAGAGGGAGCAAGTAGAAAGATAGGAACTATATTAGAAAATCCTAACTATGAACCTCTAGGCACTAAAGATGAATCTTGGAAAGGTATATGTAACAAGAAAGAGATAGGTATAAGATTTAAAACAATCACAGGGACTGGTAATTTAAAACATAAAGTTCCAGAATGTTTCAATGCTGCATCTAATAAAACAGGTAGAGTTGACATGAGTAAATTTTTACAAGGTGGTTCTGCAATAGGTGGTAGTATAGAATCACAAAGTGGTGATCAAGGTTATACAAATTATTCCTTTGGTTCTAAATGGGAGGGTAAATAATGCCTAAAAACTATCCTGAAGAAGTAAAACTAGCTGCTCTTGAATTATTTTTAGATAATAAAACAGGGGAACAAATAGCTACAATTGTAAATCAAGAGTTTGATCTTGAATTAAAACCTCCAACTATATATGCTTGGGCTAAAAAGTATGATTGGAAAAGTGAAAATGCTTCTATGACAACAAAAGCAAAAGAGATAGTTAAAGAGAAACAAAGTCAAAGAATAGCTAGATTACAAAATGAACATCTAGATTCTTATGAAAAGATGCGAAAGAAAGCTGAATCTGAATTAGAACTTTTAGATTTTGAAAGAGCTTTTGAAGCAGTTAAAGCTATGGATATTGGTATACAAGGTGAAAGAAAAACCATGGAAGGTATGGTAAACTTACAGTTTGTACAAGATGTTCTAAGTGTATTAGTAGAAGAAATTACAGATCCAGACGTAATAACAAAAGTTGCAAATAGATTACGAAGATTAGTTGCGGAGCGAGACGACATTGAATAAGAAAGATGAATTAGTTACATTTGATGATGCCTTTAGTAAATTAGCTGAAGGTATTACTACAGGTAATACATCATATCAAGTTGGTAGCTTTCATGAGTTTCTTAGAAATGTATGGTCACAAAGTTTTGATAATCCTGAATACTTTGATGCTTGGCATGTTGGCGTTCTTGCCGATGATATTGAAGATTGTTTAGAAAAAGGTCTAAACTATGTAGCAGTATTACCACGTTTTCATTTTAAATCTACTATTTTAGGACATGCTTTTAGTGTTTGGAGACTATTAAAAGCTAAAAGAGATATGTCTATACTTTATTTATCTTATAGTGATGGTATGGCAAGATATCATTTACAAGAAATAAATAAAACAATAAATAGAAATCCACAATTGTTGGATATGATGGACAACAGATCTCCAAAAGCAGATTACTCATTTAGATATCATGTAAATAAAAAACCAGTAGAAATCATGCATGGTGGATTATTCTCTTTCAAAAGAGGTATGCATGTTAATGGTGCTTTAATTGCTGATGACGTATTGAGAGATCCTGAAAACCCTCTTAACACAGGTCAGATAACTAAGGTTGAAGATCATTTTATGACAGAAAGTTTATTCATCCCACTAAAAGGTGTGCCTGTAATTGTATTAGGTACTCCAATGATGCCGGGAGACTTACTTAGTAATTTACAAAAAGATGAAAGATTTAAATCAAGAGTGTTGCCAGCATTAGATCCAACACCAGACAGAAGAGTATTGATGCCAGAACTATACAGTGAGAAGTGGCTACTAGATCAACAAAAAGCAAGACCTAAGTCGTTTGCTTCAGAGTTTTTGCTAGTACCTCACTTCGCAACTGAAGCATACTTTAGTGAAGATGACATTGTAAAATGTGAAGATGAAACACTAAAAAGCTATTCTGCACATCAAACTTTTAAAACTGAAGCAGGTGACCAATTGTTTGCAGGATTTGATGTAGGTAAAAAGAGACACCCATCTCATCTAGTTATATTTAGAAGAAGGGGTGATAAGATAGAACAAGTACATCAATCTTGGTTAGATGGATGGAGCTATTCAGATCAGATACAATATTTGAATGAAATAGCTGAAAATTATAACTTAGAGAAAGGTTACATAGATAATACAAGAGGGGAACTAGAAGATAGAGGACTAGATCATGTCTGGCACTCTATGACATTCTCACAGAAAAGTAAACGAACTATGGCTCAGATTTTTGAAGAATATGTATATTCTGATAATCTAACCTTAATAAAAGATGAAAGACAGAAACAACAAATATTATCTGTTAGTAATGACCTTAAAGCACCAGAGACTCCGATGGGGCATGGAGATGCGTTCTTCTCAATAGCTATGGCATTACAAGCAGCTTATGAAACAACCCTTTACAGATACGAAAGTTTAGGTAGTGCTACTGATTGGCTAGAGGCAGTATCACCTGAAGAAAAAAATACTGTAAAAGAACAAAGTAAGCTACCTGACCTGTCAAAATGGACAGGAAATGAGTATAATAATAAGACAGATAAAATACAAAAAGCCCCGAACCCAAACTGCGATGAGATGGTTTGTATGCCGAGCTTTTGGGTAGAAGAAAGAAATTTATGTCTGTACTGTGGGTACAGAGGATAGGAAGGAGATCACATTGGTCACGCAATTAACACAACAAGCAGAAACAGTCGCATCAAGTCGATACTATTTAAAAGACGAAAACAACGAAGTCATTGAAACAGCAGATGATATGTTTGAACGAGTAGGTCAAGCAATCGCAAAAGTGGACATGGAACTCTATGGTAAGCTAGCTGCTGATGCAGCACTAACAGCTGTAGACTTTATAGAGATGATGAAGAGTTTAAAATTTATACCTAACTCACCCACATTGATGAACGCAGGAACTAAACAAGGAACTTTATCAGCTTGTTTCGTTCTACCCCTAAAAGATAGCATGGAAGATATTATGAAGACAGCTCATGATATAGCTATGGTACAAAAGTTTGGGGGAGGAACAGGATTTGCTCTTAGTGAATTAAGACCAAGAGGTGACCGAATAAAAACAACTCATGGTATTGCATGTGGTCCAATACAAGTATTACAAACACTATCTAGGGTATCATCTATGATTACTCAAGGTGGTAAAAGAGATGGTGCTAATATGGCAGTGATGTCAATATACCACCCAGATATATTAGAATTTATTGACTGTAAAAAAGTTGAAGGTGAAATACATAACTTTAACATTTCAGTAGGGGTAGATGCAGACTTTATGAAAGCAGTGGAGGCTAACCTTAAATATCCATTGATCAATCCAAAGAGTAAACAAGTAGTGGGTGAATTAAATGCTAGACAAGTATTTGATAAAATAGTATATGGAGCTTGGAGAAATGGTGAACCGGGCATGATATTCTTAGACAATGTTAACAAAGACAATCATGTAAAAGCAGAATATGGCGAAATGATTGCTACAAACCCTTGTGGTGAGCAACCTTTATTAGGAAATGAGTCATGTAACTTAGGTTCAATTAACTTAGCAAAGTTTTATCATGATGATTATAATGATGTTGATTGGAAAGAATTAGAAAAAACTGTAAAAAGATCTGTACATTTCTTAGATAATGTGATAGATGCTAACAAATATGCAACCCCTGAGATAGAAAAAATGACTAAATCTACAAGAAAAATAGGTTTAGGCGTAATGGGATTCGCAGATCTGCTAATTCAGCTGAAAATTAAGTATAATAGTATAGAAGGGCGTAAATTAGGTAAAGATATTATGTCCTTTATAAGAGACAAAGCTGATGCAGAGTCTAAAAAAATAGCTAATGAAAGAGGTACTTTTCCTGCATGGAACGAAAGTGACTATGGAGAAGATGAAAAATACAGAAATGCTTGTAGATTAACAGTAGCTCCAACAGGAACTATCTCTATGTTAGCAGATACTTCTAGTGGTATAGAGCCTACATTTGCTCTAGCTTGGAAAAAGTCAAATATACTAGAAGGACAGACTTTGTATTATGTAAATAAATACTTTGAGGCAGATGCTAAAAGACATGACTTCTATTCAGAAGACTTGATGGAACATCTATCTCAAGGCGGTTCTTTACAAACAAGAGAAGATGTACCACCATGGGCGAAGGATATATACATCACTGCTCCTGAGATATCTGCTGAAGATCATGTTGAGATGCAAGCAGCTTTCCAAGAAGATTGTGATTCAGGTATATCAAAAACAATTAACTTCCCTAATGAGGCTACTATTGCTGATGTTGAAGCTGCTTATGTACATGCTTGGAAACTAGGTTGTAAAGGTATTACAGTCTACAGAGCTGGTAGCAGAGAGATTGAAGTCTTGGTAAAAGGAACCGAAGAAAAAGAAGAAAACGATAGTACAGATCAAATGAGTTTCTTTGATATGGTTGAGACACCAGAACCAGCATATGATTGCTGTGAGTCTCCTAATATCGCTATGGAATCTGGATGTGAAACTTGTAAAGTCTGTGGATGGAGTATGTGCCATGTCGCTTAATAGAACTTTTAGTATTTTTACTAATATAATAGAGAAAGCAAAAAAGAAAAAATCATCAGTTAATCAAGCTGGTAACTACACTAAGCCTGCTATGAGAAAACGGCAGTTTGCCGCTATCAAAGCTGGTAGTAAAGGTGGTGCTCCCGGACAATGGTCTGCTAGAAAAGCACAATTACTTGCACAAAGATATAAGAAAGCTGGTGGAGGATATAGGAAGAAATAATGGCTAAGACTGAAGGACAAAGATCTCTTAGCAGATGGACTGATCAAGATTGGGATTATGTTACTGCTAGAGATAAAAAGAAACCTAAAAGTAAAAGAGGTAGATATTTACCTAAAAAAGTACGTCAAGGGTTAACTGCGTCACAAAAAGCTGCTACTAATCGTAAGAAACGAAAAGCTGGTGGTGTAGGTAGTCGTGCTAAATATTCAAAAAAAGTAGCAAGTAGAGTTGGAGCAATTAGCAAACTCTTAAATTATGTAAAAGGACTCAGATAATACTTGACAAAGCTACGTCAAATATGATATAATAGAGTAAAGTATAGAAAACAGGAGGTCAATTATGGCTATTGGAAGTTTATTAAGAGACAGAGATATACAGTATGTCGCAATCAAAGATGATGCAACTAAAACATGGAGAATACTAGATACATGGAGCCCAGCATTAAAGGATTTTGATTCTGAAGATGATATTCCAGATGATAGTGCTGCAGTATCTATTATAACAGAAGCTGCATTTATTGCATTGATTAAGGAAGCAACTCGTTTAGGTGTGTTAGAAAATGCTTCTTTAGGCGGTGGTGAAGTAAATGATGAAGATTTACTTGCATTAGAGCGTGAAAATCAAGAATTACACGAAAAACTGTCGAAAATGGAACAAAATGTAGTAAAATATAAAGAGGAACCAAAAAAACCTCAATACTCAGAAAATTATGCGATAAAGGATAGAGCTATTCAAGCTATTATAAATCTTGCAGGTATGGCTGATGTAGAAAAAATAAGTGAGGATAAATAATTATGGCAAAACTATCAGAATTTCTTCCAGATGTTCCAGAGGTTGCTAAAACAATTGCTAGTTTAAACGAACAAATTAACATGTTGCAGTTGTCAAAAGCAGCAGGTGATACCGGACAAGCTCCGACTATCGGTCTTGATCATGTTGTAAACACATGGGTCAGACATCAGATGGCATATCGTCAACAACTTGTAATGGATTTACAGACTATTACTTATTCTGTACAAGAAATACGAGGTCCATTGACACATATCACAGGTGAAGTATTTAGACGTGGTATGAAGATAAAACCTAAAGTTAAGGATCCTGATAAAACACAATTAGTAAGATTTAGTAAGTTCCTCACTGATTCAAACGTATTTGACCAAAGTCTTGAAGAAGTTTTAAGACAATTTCACTATGATTTAAACTCTATTGATGATGCCTTTTTGTATTTAGCAAAAGAGTATGAAGAACTACCTAATGGTAAACTAGGTGCAAAAGTAAAAGAAATCAGAAGGTTGAACCCTGCTCTAGTAGAATTTGACTTAGATGCGGCAGGTCTACCTAAAAATGCACATTTTATTTGTCCTATAGACAGAACTGATGTAGCTGAAGAACCGGGTAACTCTAAAAAAGGTTATAAGAGAATACCTGCAATGTACAAGTATTACCACAGAAACCAACACATGTACTTAGCAGATTCAGAAGTAATACATCTATCTAAGTTCTCACCATCTGAAACTTATGGATGGTCACCTATATTAACAGTATTTGAAAAAGCTCTAACACTTATAGGTATGGATAAAAACTTATACCGATACTTCTTTGAAAGAAAGATGCCTGCTTCTATGATCATGGTAACTACTGATGATCCTGAAAGTTTAAGAAGGGAAAGAGCACATATAGCGGCTCAAACAAGACTTGATCCTAACTTTATACCTATGGTAGCAGTATCATCAAGAAACAATAGAGGTAGAGTTGACATGGTAAGATTGTTCCACACATTACAAGAGATGGATTACTTACCAGTAAAACAAGAAATAAGAGAAAGAATTGCATCTATGTGGGGAGTATCTCCGACATGGCAAGGAACACCTGAAGCATTTGGTGGATTATCAAGCACTACACAGAACTTAACAGTGATGAGTAGAGTAGTAGAATCAGATCAAAGACTATTCCATGAAAAAGTATTCCCAGAATTATTAAAAGCATTTGGTGTAACTGATTATGAAATAGAATTACCTAGACCTGAAGAAAAAGCAGATGCAACTATAATCTCTCACACTCAACAAAAAGTAGCTATGGCAAGTCAATTAAGTCAATTAGGATTCAATGTTGAATTGAAAGAAAAAGATGAAGTTGATTTACTAGAAGTTGAATTTGTAGTAAGTGGTGAACCTGTTCCAACTGCTAAGATGCAAGGTGAACAACAAGCTATGCAGTTAGAACAACAGCAACAACAGATTGAACAAGCTAAACAACAAGCTGAAATGGCTCAGATGCAAGCGGCTATTCAAGAAGGAGCTGATGAAGAACCTACAGGCGAAGATGATGTAGAAAAAATGGAGAAAGGATATCCATTTAACAACCTAGATGATTTCTTAGACTATGATCCTGAAGAAAAATCAGAAGATGATGAGTATTCTCATATTGAAGAAGTCGATGATGAAGAACATGATGACTAGGAGATAAGATGACTTGGTTTGAAAAACAAGGTAGAGAAGGTCTAGTTCCCAAGAAAATTACTGAAACTGTACGCCCAAAGCAAGGTCAAACTTACGAAAGATTAACTACAGTTTATGTAAAGCCTGAAGTCCCTGAGTTCGTTAATGATTGGTTAAAGAACTTTGATTCACAGGTTCCTGTATATTTAGTAGGTGGTTCTGTAAGAGACAGCATATTAGGTAAAGCTCCGAAAGATATAGATGTAATTACATTTAAACCTAAAGAAGATATAGAGACTAGATTAAAAACGTCTGATACTAAATTTTATCAAGGTGGTAAAAACCTACCTAATTTAGTTACAGCTAATTTAGGCAATAATCAACTTATAGATATTATTAGTGTAGATGGGGATATAGAAAGTGAATTAGTTAGAAGAGACTTTACTATAAATGCTATGGCACAAAGACCAGATGGTGAAATAATAGATCCTTTTAATGGTAGACAAGACTTAAAAAATGGTATTTTAAAATCTCCAAAA